TATAAAACTCTCGTTTGGTCAGAGAAAGATAATGTTACTGACGAAGGTCGAGCAACTGCATTTGAATCACAAAATAAAAAATATCATCTAGCAGGATATACTGCTAATAATACAAAATACAAACAAGCATTTCCAAACGGTAAGTTTAAGACGTTTGCTAAAAGTTTATTTGATCGTTACACAATAGCAGTAATGCATCAGATGCCTGGACAAACATTACCTAGCCATGTAGATACATTTTATATGATATCCAAAAAGTTTGATGTTGCTCCTGAAGACTGTATTCGTGTAAACATATTTTTGGAAGATTGGGAATCGGGTCATTACTTTGAAATAAACAACAATCCCATCTTGCAATGGAAACGTGGTGATGCTATAATAATAGAAAAAGATGAACCACATCTTAGTGCAAATAATGGAATGAAACCAAAGTACACAATGCAGGTAACCGGAGTTAGAGATGAATTTAAGAGGGGCTAAACCTGTTGTAGATTTTAGTATTAGACAACGTATTGAAAGTATGATTCCTGCACAGGACTTATACAACGAAAAATTACCAAACGAATTTAAGAATAATTTTTTTAAATGGATACAGTCTAGTACAAAAAACAATCTAAAGAATCTTTGGAAATATAAAAACATACAAATTGTAAATGGAACAATACAAAGTTTCGATCACTTTTATTGGAAATATAAAGAAAAACGTTTTAGATTCTTTGCTGGTGAATTTATGTATCACAAGGCTTGTTTGAAACATGGTGCACAATTTAAAGAACTTAACGCAGATCTTATGCGAGGTGATGCACTTATTTTAAGTGTACCATTTAGCGATCTAGGTAAGCAACACGAACTTACAGAGCAATTATTACATTTGTGTAATAACTTAGATATACCTGTACTATTAGATTTTGCTTATTTTCCTTGTACACAAAACATAAATTTAGATCTATCGTTCCGTTGTATTGATACAATTACGTTTAGTATTAGCAAAGCATTTTACGGTGCAGAGTTTTTACGTGTAGGAATAAGGTGTCAAAGAGGCAATGCAGATGACGGTATTGATGTGTTCAATTCTGTTGATATGGTTAATAGAGTATCGTTAAGTATTGCTAATACTCTTATAAAAGAATATGGTGTTGATCATAATTGGCACACATACGAAGAACAGTATTATCAAGTATGCAAAGAGAAAAACTTGGAGCCTACAGACTGCATAATGTTTGGTTTAGGAGGTGAAGAGTATAAAGAATTTAACAGAGGTGGCAAAGTGAATAGGGTATGTATTAGTGAACTAATAGGAGAAAAAATAAATGACAATAGTAAGTAGTCATAATGATTGGGATCAATTAGAGGAATGTTTTGTTGGAATTGCCGATCATGCCCGTATTCCAACAGTTGATAAATCAACACACAGTTTTGGATTTGCGGATTGCGAATATGAACACATTAAAGACTTAGAAGGTCCTAGTCCTGATTGGGTAATCGATGAAGCAAATGAAGACCTTGACGGATTAGCAAAACTGCTAGGTAACCTTGGAGTCAAAGTAAGACGTCCAGAGGCTATTGATCATTCCAAAGAGTTTTCATCTCCTGATTGGAAAACAACAGGCTGGTACACTTATTGTCCAAGAGATTTATTACTGCCATTGGATAATCTTATTATTGATTGTCCAGGAGCCATGAGAGCAAGACAATATGAAACACTTGCATATAGAGAATTTTTATACGAAGCAATGGCCGGAGGATCACAATGGATAAGTGCTCCACGACCAAGACTTTTAGATGAAAGTTATCAATTGGAGGATCTAAGTATTCCTACATTGACAAATAAAGAAATTGTTTTTGATGCACCTAATGTTGTAAGACTAGGTAAAGATTTAATTTATCAAGTAAGCAACAGTGGATCATTGTTAGGGGGACAATGGTTGAAAACAATATTAGAACCAAGAGGGTACAAGATTCATCTTGCTGAAAAATTTTATAGTTACTCACATTTTGATAGTACTGTGATACCATTACGTCCAGGACTTGTTTTGTTTAACGGTGATAGAATTAATCCTGATTGGTATCCACCTATCTTTAAAGACTGGGACAAAATATTTTTCCCAGGTAATAAAGTACACGATATTGGGACTAACTTGCCGAATAACGTTTCGCCTTGCAGTAAGTACATTGGTCTAAACTTTATGAGTGTAAATGAAAAACTTGTTATCTGTGATGAGAATCAAGAAGATTTACGTAAAGAATTAGATAAATGGGGCATAGAATCAATAGCACTACCCATGCGTCAAGCACGTACATTGAGTGGTGGTTTCCATTGTGTTACTTTAGATACTAAACGTAAAGGCACATTGGAAAGTTACTTTGACTAAACGCGGACTACACATCAGAAATTTAGAATACATGATCACTACAAGTTGTGATCTTGCCTGTCCGGGTTGTGATAGATTCATTGATCACGGACACGCCTTTGTTGAAAAGTTTGAGGACATTGTTTCTAATATGGAACAATGGTTTAAAAGATTAGACCCTGACCATGTAACAATCATTGGCGGCGAGCCTTTATTACATCCACGAATATATGATATACTTACAGAAGCAAGACGCATATTCGACCATGCAGTTATAGAAGTTTATACTAATGCTTTCTTGTTACCTAAACGTCCTAAGATTTTTAACGTATTAAAAAAGATAGGAAATGCAAAAGTAAGTTGTAGTTTGCACAATAAAAATCCTAAGTATAGGGATATAGTAGAACGTAACTTACATCAAGCATTTTACAGTAAAGGCAAATGGTTTGAAACATCACCTAACACACATACCTGCGACACAGTTGTATTAGAAGTTACTGATCCAACACAAGGAGGCTGGTATGATTATAGAAAAGAAGTAGATGGTGTACTTAAACCTTGGAACGATAATGACCCAACATCAAGTTATAAAAATTGCGGGGTAAACATTTACCCAATAATATACAAGAATAAATTATACAAGTGTCCTCCAATAAGTATGGTGAGAACACACCTTACAAAAAACTTTATGTTAGAAGATAAAGATTGGCAACCTTACTTAAAATACGAAGGACTAGATCCAGACGTTGACGAAAAAGAATTAGAAAAGTTTGTAAAGAACATATATGAACCACATAGTATTTGTGCTATGTGTCCTGCTAACCCTGTGCTTAAACCACAAGAAGAAGCAGTAGTAAAGAATGTAAAAATATGATAACAGTACCTTTAGTAACCATGAATCAAAACAGTAGAAGTTTAGGAACTTTTATTGAGAACTTTAAAGATACAATTCATTTTGAAAGTTACAATAACAAAATACTTGAAGATAGTGTTGATAAAGTTGTTGTGTTTTTTGAATATTTAGGTGATAATGATTATGTGTTTAAAACATTTACTAATTACTTTAAAACATATAACAAGCCAACCTTCCTTGTAATAGATGATAGTTATGAGGGATTAACTGATATTGAGTTTCTTAAAATTTTAAAAGATGCAGTAGAGAAATACAATATTAGTGATTGGGTAATTCTAAGTAACAATAAAAGATTACCCATAATGATAAAACGTGTATTCGGAGAAAGAAAATATTATAATAACTATGTTTACTTTAATGTGCAATTAAGTTTAGATAGGTTTGATGGTATTGACCTTAAAACACAACCAGATACATGGAATGGTAATAGTAACTTACGTAAGAAAAAATATCTTTGTTTAAATAGACAAGAAAGACTACATAGACTACAAACTGTTGACTATCTTGCACAATATGATTTACTTAAACATGGTTTTGTAAGTTGTCCTTTAGGACAATACAATGATGTTTTAAATGGTACATTTGAAAATGAAAGTAATAAAAAATATCGAGATCAGAACTTACAAACTGCTAACTTCTCTCTAGAACAAGTAGAGAGGCTTAACAATACACTCCCATTAGAACTTGATTTGAACGAACAAACTTACAGTAGCATGGCTAGGAACTTACCTAGTGTTGAAGATTATTTTAGCGAAAGTTATTACAGTATAATAACTGAAGGTGACTTTTATCAAAGTTCAATGCGTAAAGCAATTACAGAAAAAGTCTTTAAATGTTTTTTATATAAACATCCTTTTATCATTATAGGACTGCCGAACAGTTTGGAACTTGTACGTGAATTAGGCTTTATGACATTCAGTGAATTTGTTGATGAAAGTTATGATGAAATAGAAGATGATACGCAACGTTTGTTAAGTGCATTACAACAAGTTAAAATATTAACAAATAAAAACATACATAAGATAGAAGAAATGTATAACGGTATTCAAGAAATACTAGAACACAATAGACAACACTACCTACAGTTGCATAAGCAAAAGCAACCTATTGTATTACTACAAAGAATTAAGCAATGGGTTTTGTATCAAGGTGAGCAAGAATAAAATCTTTATTCGGAATATCAACATACTTTAACATACTTTTTAACTTACGTTTCTTCATATAACTCAATTGATTAATGGATAAGTTAAAAGGATATGTCAAACAATTCACATACCATTTAGCATCATATCTATTACAGAAGTTATATATGTCTTCTAATCCGTGCCAGTTATTTGTATGTACAACTGTATTAAATTCTAAAGTAAATTTGTTTTCTTTGACCCACTCAACAAATTCTAATACCTTAGACCATTTGGTTCCACCTCTTACTTTTTCTGCAAGGTCTTGAACTCCGTCTACACTTAATATAAATGTAACCTGTTTGTACAATTTAAATTCTGCTAATTCTTCTTTCTTAGGTATAAAGGTTCCGTTTGTATTATAAATTATTTCTATGTCTTTGTTTTTAATTTGACGAAGTAACTTTAAATGTCTGTCTGTGATTAAAGGCTCACCTCCTAAAAATAAAATTTTGTTTATAGACTCTGGGACATTAGTTACTTCGTCAATCTCCATTAACTTGTTTTTAGCACTACCGTAAATTTCTTTTTCTTTAACTATCCAACTAGTACTGAATTCTGAATTACAACCATCACAGGTTAAGTTACATAGGTTGTCAAAACCTATTTCTAAAAATTTAAGTTCAACTTTATCGTAATTGTATTTTTCGTTAAATTCTTGTCTTAAACTTTTGTGTCCTATTTTTTCTTCGTACCAACACTTTTCACAACCTTTAATAAATTCGCCTTTTGCATTTGCTTCACGTATCTTTTGATATTCAGGAATGTTTAGAACATTGCCTATGTCGCCATCAAATTGACCAATAGAAGTTTTAAATCTACAACAAGGATAGATTCTATTTCCGCTTCTAATGTTGGTATGGTTCCAAAAAGCACTACACTTCATAATATGGTATCCAGTGTTTATCTAAGTCTTTCTTTAAACAGTCTATTGCGATCTGAATTACTTTTTGGTAATCCATTTCCTTCTTTTGCTCATTCCTAAAAGGATCAAATACAAATATGTTGTTTTTGTTCTTTATACTGTAATTATCCTTATGTAGGTTTAAAAACACCGGTTTAGTGGTGTCTGCGACGCATTTTAAGGGCCCTACACTGCACAGAACATAGTCTGAGCACTCAAACATATACTCTAGTTCTTCCTGCTTATATACAGGCGTTTTAACCAGGTTTACACGATCCTTTAACCAATTTGCAAGTTCGGTTTCTAACACCTTATCTTGCATTGGTAACATCAATACATAACTAAATTTATTTTGATTACTGCTTTTAAACAGTTCGTCTATGTGCTTCATTTTTGGATTATTTCTAAATCAAAACAAATGACATTTAAAGGATCTTTTTCTTCATTGTTAATTGTTGTTCTGTGATTAAGGTAACCTGGAACAAAGAATATTTGTCCTTCTGGCATAGGACAAAATTGTTCCCAACTATTATATTGATTCTTGTTTTCAACGTGTATCTTACTAAAATAAAATTCAGAAGCAGGATTTTCAATTACTAAACTTCCTGCTTTACTAGGTGCATTTAAAAAATACATTCCTGTATAGAAACTATTTGTGTTACGTTTCTTTGTTATACAGCCGCCAGGGTAAACACTATAAAACCAACTTCTTGTGATCCCAACAGTTTGCCCTTGTTTTATATCATGACTCTTTACTGTTTCTTTAACAAAGTTAGAAACTTCTTCGCTCTTAAGAACATGGTTTAAGGCGTTGTTTGTGTGTATGTTGTTTATGCTTTCCCAAGTATTAACGTGTTGAATATTATTGTTTGCAGATATCTTTTGATAGTCTGTAACTACCCTGCCCAATAGTTCTTTAACTTCGTTGTGCTTTGAAAATTCCACAACATACAAGTCATGGCTGAATAAATTCACTTGTTTCATATTAATAATTATCAAATTTTCAGTTGTGTAAATACTGTTATGAAAGTCGTTTTAGTGACAGGAGGCTTTGATCCTCTACATAGTGGGCATATTGCATACTTCAAATCCGCAAAAAAATTGGGTGATAAATTGGTTGTTGGTCTAAATTCAGACGAATGGCTTACACGTAAAAAAGGTCAACCATTTATGCCAATACAAGAACGTGTGGAAATAATCAGTAACCTATCTATGGTAGATGATGTGCTAGTATGGGACGATAGTGATAATACTGCCTGTGGAGCAATCTATAAACTAATGGCAACTTCAGGCTTTGGTAAAGATATAATTTTTGCTAATGGTGGAGACAGAACTAAAGACAACATTCCTGAGATGGCAACCTATGGCGATAAAATTGAATTTGCATTTGGTGTGGGTGGTGAAGATAAAATTAATTCAAGTAGTTGGATCCTAGAAGAATATAAATTTCCTAAGACTAAACGTCCTTGGGGTTGGTATCGTGTATTAGATGACAAGCCTGGATACAAAGTTAAGGAACTTGTTATAGAACCTGATAAATTTTTATCTATGCAAAGACATGAGCATAGAGCAGAACATTGGTACGTGCTTAAAGGCGAAGTGACAATAGGGACTCTAGACGTCAGTAGTGATTTGGATACCACACAAAAATTAATCCAAAACCAAAGCACCACTATTGAAGTAAATGAATGGCATCAAGGCATAAATCATACAAAAGAACCGTGTCATATTTTAGAAGTACAATATGGTCCTAAATGTATAGAAAGTGATATAATTAGAAAATGAACAAAGTGTTTGTAGGTTACGATCCTAGAGAAGACATTGCCTATCAAGTTTGCAAACATAGTATTGCAAGAAGAAACCAAGAGGTATTGGTGCGACCTTTGATACAAAAAGAATTAAGAGATTCAGGTTGGTACACTAGACCTATTGATCCTTTGTCATCAACTGAATTTACATTTACTAGATTCCTAATACCAGAACTTTGTGACTATAAAGGTTGGGCATTGTTTATGGATTGTGATATGATTCTATTAACAGATATACAAGAACTATTTGACCAAGCAGATGACAAGTATGCTGTAATGTGTGTTCATCATGATTATACTCCTAGAGAAGGAATGAAGATGGACGGGCAGAAGCAAGTATTATATCCTAGAAAAAATTGGTCTAGTGTAATGCTTTTTAACTGCGGACATCCTAGCAATAAAAAGATTAGTAGCAGTGTTGTAAATGATACAAATATTACAGGAAAATATTTACATAGGTTTAGTTGGTTACAAGACAGTGAGGTAGGACAACTATCACATGAATGGAACTGGTTAACCGATTGGTACAAAGAACCTCAAGATGGCAAGCCTAAACTACTACACTATACCGAAGGCGGTCCATGGTTTGAAAATTATCGAGATTGTGATTATCACAAAGAATGGAAATTAGAACTAGCGGATATGATGAATGTTAGCGATTGATGAATTTGATCAGATAGTAAAATTACTAGTTGAATCTACAGAAGCAGATGTAGTTCCAGCAAAGTCCATACGTATCGAAAGATACCCTGCACACGTTCCTGTTATACTACGTTCAATGACACGTAGAAAAGAGATACATCGATTTTGGAATGAAGGAAGACCTTTCTTTTACATTGACACAGGATATCTAGGAAACTTAAACAAAAAGAAATGGTGGCATAGGGTTGTTCCTAACAATGTACAACACACAAAGCCAAGATTAGATTTACCAAGTGATAGATTTGACTTGCTTACTGGTGCTTCGCAAATAAGATTTAATCAATGGCGAAGACCTGGTAAAAACATTTTGCTTGTTACTCCAAGTGAAAAGCCTTGTAAGTTTTATGGTATTACTAGAGACGATTGGGTAAAAGAAACAATCGCAGAATTAAAAAAACATACTGATAGAGAAATTATTATAAGAGACAAAGGTCTAAGACGTGAAAGAATTAGAGACGGAAGTTTACTTACACAATTAAATGAAGATGACATATACGCAGTCGTAACATACAATTCAATAGCGGCAACCGAAGCAGTTGGGTGGGGAGTACCTGCCTTTGCAACAGCACCAGGAGCCTGTGCCGCGGGTACTTTGGTGTTAAATGATTTATCTAGAATAGAACGACCCCTTTACACAGATCCACAAGAAGTAGTAGCATGGCAAAATTGGTTAGCATATTGCCAGTACACACCTTTAGAATTGCAGTCAGGGAAGGCTATGAAGATTATAAGGGACTATGGATTATGCTAACAGTATCAAGTTATTTGAAATGTATTCCTCCGGGAAACAGTAAGCCAGAGAAGCCAGCAATAATTAAAAACTTTATTGAAGGTGTTAACCGATCAGGAGATAAAGGTTTACTTGTAGATACATATATGCCTTTGGACACAGACGTTGCATTAATACAAGGCTTTGTTCATGCAAACAGTAAACCTACACCACATATTAAATTAAGACGCAATGTATATGAAAATCAAATTAAAAGAGGTAAACGTTGTATTATTGTAGACAGTAATTTATTCTTAGCATATGATAATAATAACAGCAAAGGATATCTACGTTATGGTTACGATGGTATATTTGCTAACACAGGTGAATATTGTACAAGTATTGTAGACCCTACACGTTGGGAAAAAATAAAAGAAATGTTAAGCATAGAAGTTAAACCTTGGAAGACAAAACACGATGGACATATTTTGATCTGTTGTCAGCGTCATGGTGGTTGGAGTATGCAAGGACAAGATGTATTTGTTTGGTTAGAAAAAACAATTAAGGAAATACGTTTGATAAGTGCAAATCCTATTGTTGTTAGATTTCATCCTGGAGACAAACTAGCACCAACTTATCCACAACGCATTAGACATATGACTTCACAAAAAGTTTATGCAAGTACAAACAGGACAATTTTTCAAGATTTACAAAATGCCTGTGCAATGGTTGGACACAATAGTAGTCCTGGAATAATTGCGGCAATAGAAGGTGTACCTGTGTTTCTTACAGACGCAGGAAGAAGTCAAGCATTAGATGTTTCACATCATAATTTTAATCAATTATTAGAGCCAAAAGAATTTGATAGAGAACCGTGGTTGCAAAAACTTGCAATGTGTCACTGGACCTTAGAGGAATCTAAACAAGGTGAGATATGGAACCATATGCGTAAATGGGCAGACAAAAATAATATTCCTGCTCCTATTTAATATCTTTCCAATATTCTTCGTCGCGTAATTTAAATAGATCTTTTCGTTTACTGATACCTAAATCTTTTCTATCACCTTTAAGATGATCAAAGTATGCACCAAGTTCTGTATTGATTAAAGGATGCCCCTCACCTTTTACTAGATGTCCGCTTAGGTCGTTAATGTCTGGATATTGTCCACGCATACCTTTAAGTACTTCGTTGAAAACAAAACTGTCATGCCATTCTTCCATTTTAAATATTCCGTTTTCAGCATCGTCATACACACGTTGAAATTCTTGAATAAACTCTTTCCCACCACTTACACTTTTTCTAATTCCATAGAATCCGCACTCAGGCCATTTATGTGCTCTTCCAAGATACGATAACCAAGTACGTTCTTTAAAGAAAGACTCAAACTTTTCATACGTGATTGGTGCATGACAAACTGTGTCAGCATCCATCCATACAACTAAATCTTTTTCGCTATTATGAAATGCATCAAACACTGCATAAACTTTGTTTGCAAATCTTACTGCGTCCCATTTAAATTCTTTATGCCAATCTCTCGGACGTCTTTCAGGCCAAGGACATTTGCCATTTGCTTTGGGTTCGTCTTTCCATGTTTCTTTAAAGGCTAAAAGTTTAGTTAGGTGTGTTTGATTTACTATTTTGATTTGTTCAGGATCAGGATTTACTGGATCACAATCTTCTGCATAGCATACTAGTTTAATTCTTTTATCAACATTTGTTGCAAAAGTATCTAACATACGTTGACCGTAACTATCCAAACCCGGTTTATGGAATGTAGTTACCACTAGTATATTATCCATTACATCATCCTTATAAATATTTACACAGGTATTTAACTATGAAATTTGGACTATGGACACAATATGGCGCTTTGAACAGTAAGCCTATCTTTACTGCTCTTGAAAAAGGTATTACAGCCTTAGGACATCAAGTTGCATTTAACACAGACGATTGCGATATTCCTGTCATATGGAGTGTGTTATGGAATGGTCGCATGGCACCTAATGAACAGATTTTTAAAAATGCAAGAAGCCAAGGTAAAGATGTTTTAGTACTAGAAGTTGGTGGACTTATTAGAGGTACAACATGGAAGGTAGGACTAAATGGTATTAATGGAGAAGCAGACTTTGGTCCAAAAGGAAACAACTTTCATAGATGTGCTAAACTAGGTATATCATTAGAACCTTGGAATGTATTTGGTGAAGATATTATTATTTGTGGCCAACATGACAAGAGTCATCAGTGGAGAGATATGCCTCCTATGGCTAAATGGTTGGACGATATTATAAGCCAAATACGTAGAATTAGTAGCAGAAGAATAATTTGGAGACCACACCCAAGATGTCCTGTGGGAGGAATCGAACACGAGTTTGAAAACGTAATACGTGAACAACCTATAAAAATAAAAGACTCTTATGATGATTTTGATTTCAAAACAGATAACGCATTTGCAGTTATAAATTGGTCTAGCAATCCTGCAACGCAGGCAATGATTGAAGGTGTACCAGTTTTTACAGGACCGCATAGCCTTGCTTGGCCTGTTGCTAATCAAAACTTAGATACAATTACATTACCAATACGTCCTGATAGAACACAATGGTTTAACGATTTGGCTTACACCGAATGGACTATTGATGAGATATCTGAAGGTTTGCCTTTAAAACACTTGACTTTCTAGCAAGTTCGTAGTATAATACTTAAATCATGAAGAGAATGCCTGTTAATACAATCGAAGATTGCCTTGAACACCTAGTCGGGTATCATGCTCGTATGGATGACCTTCCTTACGATTTACATGAAGATAATGTAAAAGTAATACGAAGTGTTGCCAAGCAAGTGTACAAAGGAAAAGCACTTACCGAAAAGCAATTCTATATGTGCAATAAAATTTTACAAGATTATTATGTAACTGAATTTCATAAGAATGGTATAGATATTACAGAAGCAGTACACGAACATAGAGAACCTTTTAGACAAGTTGATAAAAGTTTTTGGATTAAGATTGTTAGGCAAAAAGATTATGTGCAAAATAGTACAGATGAAAAAAGACTTGCAATAAGATTTCCTTTTAATAGAAAGATGATAGATGCAATAGACAGACTTAAACGACTTGCACCTGATTCTTATTCATATCACGAGCATACGCACTTCTTTGAACCTACCGAACGTAATATTACTAGAGTAGTTGAAGTAGCAAATACAATTACTGCCAATTGGGAAATCAGTGAAGAGATACAACAAGTGTATAAAGAATGTTTGGAATATGAAAAGACAAGACATAATTATATCCCAGGTGTGTATAATACTGAAGTAAGAAACTTACCAGATCGTACTATGAAATTTTTACAGGAAGAGTTTGGAGATGTAACACAAGAGAATGTACATATATTGTTTGATAGACGTTTCCGTTATGGCTTACATCATTTTGATAATAAAGAAAGTTTGACTAAACATTTGTCGCCACTTGCGTCAGCACTTGCAAATAGAAAAGGGAAGTTTGTTGAAGTAGATAGTAATAAGTGGTCAAGTAATAATGTAGTTGATGCATTAGTACAGTTGGATAGATTTCCGCTTATGGTTGTAATTACTAAAGTTTTGGATGCAATAGATCAATTAAAATTATGGAATGACTTATTTAAAAATGTAATAGACACAAACAAAACTAGTTGTGTGTTTAGATTAGATAACCAATCCAATGGCGAATTTAACCAATATGTGAAGGACCAGGGGTTAAATAATAATGTAACGCCAGAAACACAAATAGTTTATGTTCTTGAAACCAAATATCCAAACACTTTACAAAAAGCAGGATGGTCGCCTATTGCAAGTTTAGGTATTGCAAATAGTCAAAGATACAACAGTACAAAAGTAAGCCTAGCAGTAGAAGACATGGATCTAAGTATTTTCTATAATAGTCAACCAAGCATTATTGCAAAGTACGGTAAGTCAGCAACAGGGATTGAATCAATATGAGATGTAAGATTATAATCAAAGACGAAGTTAATTTTAAAGTCGAAGGATTGCCTGTTGACATGAGAAGGAAACTTGCTAACAAACTAAAGTGGCAAGTACCATATGCAAGATATATGCCTCAATATAAACTAGGACGTTGGGACGGCACAGTTGGATTCTTTGGACTAGGTGGTAATGGATATGTTAATCATTTAGATGTTGTATTAAAAACTTTAATGGATAACGGATATGAAGTAGAAGACATAGAAGATAATAGACAGAAACATGATTTGTCTTTTACAAAAATAACAAAAGATTATTGGCAAGGTAAGACTTGGCCTAAAGGACATCCTGCAGAAGGTGAACCAATTGTACTTAGAGATTATCAAGTAGAAACAATTAATAAATTTATAGAGTCGCCACAATGCTTACAAGAAGTTGCCACTGGTGCAGGTAAAACAATCATAACTGCAACACTATCTCACTTATGTGAAAAGATTGGTCGTACGTTAGTTATTGTTCCTAACAAAAGCCTGGTAACACAAACAGAAGAAGACTATGTTAACTGCGGATTAGATGTTGGAGTTTACTTTGGTGACAGAAAAGATATAGGTAAAACACATACTATTTGTACTTGGCAAAGTTTAAACATACTAGACAAAAAAGGTAAGAATGGTAACTATGAAGAAGCAATGACTCTAGCAGAATTTTTAGATGGCGTTGAAACTATTATCATTGATGAAGTACACCAAGCAAAAGCAGAAGTACTTAAAAAGTTGTTAACACAGAATTTAAAAAATGCTCCAATACGTTGGGGACTAACAGGAACTATACCAAAGGAACAATTTGAATTCCAAAGTATTCTAGCAAGTATAGGTCCTGTAATTAATCAAATTAGTGCAAAAGAATTACAAGACAAAGGTGTATTATCTAGTTGTCATGTTAACGTTGTACAACTGGTAGACTTAAAAGAATATAAAGGTTATCAGGAAGAACTAAAATATCTTGTTACAAACAAAGAACGAATTGAATATTTGGCTAAACTTTGTATCAAGATTAAACAGGCAGGAAATACTCTAATTTTAGTAGATAGAATTAGTGCAGGCAATTTATTACAAGAACTTATCCCAGACTCAGTTTTTATTAAGGGTGACGTAAAGGTAAAAGATAGAAAAGAACAATATGACGAAGTTAAAGAAGCAAAGGATAAAGTTATTATTGCAACATACGGAGTAGCGGCTGTTGGTATTAACATTCCACGTATCTTTAATTTAGTTTTAATTGAACCAGGCAAATCATTTGTAAGAGTGATACAATCAATTGGTAGAGGCATTAGAAAGGCAGAAGATAAAGACTTTGTACAAATATGGGATATTACAAGTACTTGCAAGTATGCAAAACGACATTTAACACAACGTAAAAAGTTTTATAAAGAAGCACAATATCCGTTTACAATAGAAAAGGTAGACTGGGAATGAAAAAACTAACTGTTGAAATAAATGTAGGTGATGAGATACAAGTAGGACGTTTTCGTAATGTATCAACAAAAATAAAAAGCATCGAGTTTGATGAGCATGGACAACCTGTGCTTGTAACGTCAAAAGGCAAGAAGAAATTATTCACTTGTCGTTTACAAAAACTTGACCCGGGTAGTTTAACCCCTAAACAAATTATGGAAAGAAAAAAGAAGAAATGAAAATATTAACATTAGATAATACTTGCTTTAGTCTTAATAATTTGCCTGAAGAACTAGAAGAAGATGTCCGCTTTAGTGTTTTGGATAATAGTGATCCGAACGAACCAGACTTCTTTTTTATGCCTCTAATATTCTTAGAAAGTTTTAGTTCACCAGCAATAGTATTAGACATAGGCGGCCAAGAAGTACAGATGCCATTAGATTGGAATCTAGCAGTAGGAGACAGCGAAACAGGAATGGACGTAGAAATACTTCCATTAACAAGTATTGCTGACAGAGGATTTGAAGCATTTGTATTCAATCCTTTGACAAGTGGAAAGCCAGACTTTATGCCTTGTAAGGTAATAAATTATTACAATGATGTAAAATGGTACTTCCCTAAAATGAAGAACGGACAGTTGTTAGCAGTGCCGGTACAAGATAAACATAACCCCAAGTGTGCATTTTTTATTAAAGATGTAAGTAGACAAATAGAATGTATTGACTACGGAAAGTTATTTTAATGGACCTAATCTCTCCTTACTATAAACATTTACTTAATAGACTACATCATCAAAGACCTAGAGGCTTTGGTAACACTGCTTGGCTTAAAGGCTTAGAACAGTTTACAGATGGACATAAAAGTTTCATAGACTATGGGTGTGGTAAAGGTAATGTAGTAAACGGATTGAAAGAAAGATATCCAGACGCAGAGGTTAGAGGATATGATCCAGGGATGCCAGACTTTGAAACTGTTCCTGATTCAGAAAAGACATACGAATTTTTATTATGTACAGATGTACTAGAACACATCGAACCAGATAAGATCGATGATGTAATGAAACATATTAGTTTGCTTTTTACAAAGAAAGCATATTTAATGATAGACACTATTCCAGCACGTAAGTTTTTACCAGATGGAAGAAACGCACATCTTATACTAGAACAACCTGAGTGGTGGGATATCAAAATTAAGGAAAACATCAAAGCAAAACCAATATATACTTTATTCCGTAAAAAGAAAAAATATATTGTTGTTTTAGAAAAGGAAGCATGACAGTAGGCGCAGGAATTGGATTATTAGTATGTGGTATCATAACAAGTGTGGTAGTACTTTTTTTAATAATCAAAGCAATAGAGGTAACAGACAATGACAGACTTGGAACGAATAAGTCTAAGTCCAAATCTTATTTGGAAGACTAATTACGATAAAGATGTAAGCAAGTTACAAGAACGTGCTTCAAATTTTTTAAGTAAGATCACAGACCACGGCGAAGTAGAACGTGAAGGCGGCATAACAAGTACAGGACATACAGACGCACCTCATCTGTGGCCTGAGATGATTACATTTTGTAATGACATAGAACCTTATGTCAAACAGGTACTTGATGCTTGGGAATTACATTACAACTGGTTTGGTATAACAAAGAGTTGGGTAAACAAGCATACTGCTAACCAATGGACTGACACACACGACCACGGTGACGCACATATGGTTATGTCCTTTTATTTACAGCAACCTGAAAAAGGTGGCAACCTAGAATTTACAAACATACACAAACACCTATGGGGAAGTTATCCAAGACATCCGCATGGTGCTACAACACTACACGAATACTATACTGAAGTAGAAGCAAAGCAAGGGGACATTATATTTTTCCCTGGTTGGTTAAGTCATAGAAGTCAACCTAATCAATCTAACCAAGAAAGAATAGTAATGGGTTTAAATATTCATGCAGAATTACAACGCCCAGAACAATTAAGTAATGAACACATTGAAAAAAATATTTGATATATTTGTGCCTACACCTACTATTGAAGTAGAGTGCTTTACTGATCAAAGAGTAATCTATGAAGCATATGGTCCTGAACTTGCTAGAGACTCTATGCCTGATTGGTGGAAGTCTATGCCGTCTACTCGTAAGATGGACACCCCTACATACAGAGGATTAGATAATGCAACACTAAAACGTTGTCCACACGTTAACCAAATGCTTACAACAGGAATAATATTTCCTGCTTGGTTACAACTTAACTTAAAAACATTTGATCAAGTAGATGTTTGCGAAGTGCAGACATATCCAGAAAACGTGCCATTAATACCACATGATCCACAAGACTATGCACACCATAAGCCTAATATGTTTCATGGTAAGGTAATGAGTCCTTGGCAGATTAGAGAAAAGAGTGGAGTAGAGTTTATATGGACAAGTCCTTCATGGCATCAAACAGACCCATTAAAATATTGGACCTGTCCTGCAATAACAGAATTTAAATACCAACACGCAACTATTGTAAACTTAATGGTTCCGTTTAATAGTGAAATAAAAGTCGAAGTTGGAGATCCGTGGTTACAATTGATTCCATTATCAGATAAAAAAATTAAATTAAAAACTGAACTTGTTACGACACAAGAACTTGCAAAGTTGAATAGTTTAATGATTGGTTTAGGATCATATCAAAAGTTTGTTAACAGAATGAAAAGGAGAAACAAATGAAGGCTGGAAAAATATGGGGTCAAACAGAACTGATCCATGCTAACGGTGTATTAGAGTTTCATCGTATAGAATTTAAAAAAGGATATAAATGTTCAGAACACGAACATAAATTTAAATGGAATGGTTTCTTTGTTGAGTCTGGCAAGATGATTGTTAGGGTCTGGCAAGATGATCAAGAAGGTTTGGTCGATGAAACAATTTTAAATGCAGGAGACTTTACACAGGTAAAACCTGGTAAGGTACATCAGTTTGAAGGCTTAGAAGATGGCGTGGCATTCGAATTATACTGGGCAGAATTTAATCATAACGATATAGTAAGACGCACAGTAGGAAAGCAAGTTGACTGATAAAATTTACGAATCGCCAGATGGAGGACTTACAGTCTATGAACGTGATACCGAAACTGGTACAAGGATTTGTATAGAACGTGAACAAAAACCAGAATGGCATTTAGAAGATCATGAATTCCATGATTGTATGGTAGAAGCAAATGAAGGAAATAAAACAATTCAAAAATTATTCAGTAAATTAAAAATGACTTACAATTTATTGAAAGATGATTGACAAGTGAGTAAAGGTGTAGTATAATAATAAAATGCTTAGAGATCCAAATAAAATATTCGAAATCGAAAACCCGTTTCCAAATTGGTTAGTAACATATATTGAAAACCAAACTAAAGATGTAGATTGGAAATTTGTAAATGTACCAGAAGAAGATGAACAAGACGGCAACTATAAGACACCTGCCTTGTTTACAAACGTTATGTATTGTACATCAAGTAATATATTAGATGACCATAAAGAATTAAGCAATATGTTACACACTGGATTGACTATGGATATTATACCAAAGTATATTCCTGATGCACAGGTAAATCAAGTTACAAGAACAAGACTTAATGGTACAGTGCAAGGAGTATATTATGGACCGCACAATGATGTACGTAATGGACAGCCAGGACTTTGGACATTTGTATATTACGTAAATGATGCAGACGGAGATACAGTATTCTTTTCAGACGAAGGCAAGACAGAATTAAAAAGAACAAAATATAAAAAAGGTAATGGAGTTTTATTTCCAGCACATTATTGGCATACTATGGACGTGACTTCTGTGCCATTACGTGTTAGTATAGGAATGACATACAGTATAGAGACAAAATTAAATGCAGAAGAAACTACCGCTTAAAGACATACTAGCCGCAATCGATCTAAACGCAAAGGACGTTTGGGACGAACTGTCTGATGAAGAAAGAAAACAAGTAAGTTTTTATTTGTTAAACAGATATGTGTCTAGTGTAAAAAGCACAAGAGAAAAAGCCGAACTTGCAGTATTCAAAACAAATGAATATTACAACAAAGGATTCTTTGTATTACAAAAACATAAAAAACTTTTATGGCAACTATTGTGCATGAGTGGTAACACAGGCAAAATACAATATCATGAATGGATCGGATACAAACATAAAAAGACAAGTAACAAAGATCAAAAAGAACTTGAAAAAATTTATCCTAACATGAAAGAAGACGAATTACAATTAATGTTAAGTCTAATGACAAAGAAAGAGTTTAAGGAGTTGTTAGAACAATATGCCTAATATAAAACAACAACAAGGAACATTATATACATTTGGTTGTTCGCTTACAAGGTATCACTGGCCTACATGGGCAGACATACTAGGACAGTCATTTGAAAACGGATTTAGAAACTGGGCAAACAGAGGCGCAGGTAATAGACAAATACTAGAAAGACTTACTGAGTGTTTTACTAAAACACATTTCCAAGCCAATGATGTAATCATTGTACAATGGACTGATCATCATAGATTTGATTTTCATAAATGGGATCAAGACATGACTGAGAGTTGGTATCCAGGCGGAAATGTATTTACAAACACACATTCGGATCAACTAAAGTTTCATGTAATAGATAAAGTATGGAACGAATATAGTTTTATGATGCATACATTTAATTACATTACTCTTGCAAAAGCACTTGTAAAAGGTTGTCCTGCTAAAGTACTGTTTATACTAGGACAAGATATGCGTGAGCAAGTTCAAACGTTGCGTGGAGATAAAAATTTATTAGACATATATGAAAATTTATTTAGAGATAATATCTTTGTAGAAGGCGATCTGTTTAATTATGTTGTAGAAAAATATGACACAAGATTAAAGTTCAAGCACACAATACCAGGACAATTAGATGATGAGAAAGTTTTAGATCAACATCCTACTCCGGTAATGCATTATCAATTCTTACGTGATAAAGTTCAACCCAAGTTAGGTGGCATACAAATCGATCATGACTTTGCAGTTAAAATGGAAGAGGCTGTAAGGGGTTGTGATGATTACAATAACATCGGCCAGGCTATACAAGATGCTGGCTATGGTCCTAATACATATTACGTAAGAGGACTATAATGGAAAAATTTACGTGCCCATACTGTGGGACATCATTTACAAGAGAAAAAACTCTTGCAGTTCATATGTGTGAAAAGAAACGCAGAGCATTACAAGAAAATGAAAAACACGTTAAACTAGGACACTATGCTTTTATTAGATTCTATCAACTATGCCAAAAGTTTGAAGGACAAAAAACTTATCAACAGTTTTGTGATAGTCCATATTACAATGCATTTGTAAAGTTTGGATCTTTTGTAAACAACGTCCGACCACTATATCCAGAAAAGTATATTGACTATGTAGTTACAAGTGGAGTTAAACTTGATCATTGGGCAAGAGAAGAATTATATGAAAAGTATGCACTAGAACTTATACTTAAAGAAAGTGTAGAAACAGCAGTAGAACGTTCAATCAAAACTATGATGGAATGGGGTGATGACAAAGAAGCACGTTGGGAAGACTATTTCAATTACGTAAGTTTGAATAGAGCAACACAAGATATCAAAGATGGAAAAGTAAGTCCGTGGTTAATTTTGAATAGTAAAACAGGAAAAGAAATGCTATCCAAATTTAATGATGAGCAGTTACAAATTATATTCCACGTAATGAATCCACAACATTGGGCATTACGTTTTAAAAGAAGTATAGCAGACGTAGAACTAGTAAAAGAGATTAGCCAAAAGGCAGGCATCTGATTGACTTTACAGTTGAATTATTGTATAATAATATATGGAACTTTATAATTGGTTTTGTTTTAGATGCAAATGGAAAGGCGTTGCACAAGAGTTGATTATGAATATAGAGGATGAAGGCGGAGACTGGCTTTGTCCAAATTGTAAAACAGATGATATACAAGATGTAGGTTGGCGAGAAAATAATGATGACTGAGAAAGAAGTGAGAGCAGAATATAACGAACATAGAAAAGATCCTACATTTGCAGAATGTTGGCCTGATACTGATCGTGCATTTTATGAATGGTGTGAAGGCTACATAGATTACAAACACATAAAGGCCAAAGACGATGCCTGATATAGATATAGACTTTGCAGACAGAGAAGTAATACTAGATAAACTTAATCATAGAGTTGCAAAACTTGAGAATGGTAAGAAGCATAATACTGGAGTTTACTTCACAGAGATTCCACACAATCCAATAGACAATCTTTCAACATTGGATTATGAGACAGCAGAAGATAGAAAATATTTTAAAATAGATTTACTTAATGTATTCATTTACAAACAAGTAAAAGATGAAGAGCATCTAATCAAACTTATGACAAAGGAGCCATTATGGGATCTACTTGGAGAAGCAGAGTTCAGCAACAACTTGTTTCACGTAGGAGAACACAGTTCTCTACTAAAGAAACTGAAGCCAACATCAATAAGCCAACTAGCGGCAGTACTGGCAATGATAAGACCAGCAAAGAGGCATCTTACGACGAAGTCATGGCCAGACATAATGAAAGACGTGTGGATAAAACCAAGTGATGGATCATATTACTTTAAGAAGGCACACGCGGTTGCTTATGCTCATGCAATAGTTGTGCATATGAATTTAATTTGTGAACAGTTGGAAAGTTTAAAAACTAAGACTTAGGCTTACGTATAAGTTGAACTGATTTTCTTTTTACCCTTTTTACACTAAGATTGTTAAGATTAACAGTTGGGCCTAGTGTAACTTTTACATCTTTGCTATTCATAGTTGTAAGTATATGCCTAAAACGTTCCATATCCTTACGCATAAAAATACTAATAGGAATCATTCTATTTGACTCCCACCACCATGCTTCTCCTAGTTCCATAAAGGCTGTTTTATCCGCATCATCCATTAAATCTGTGTACACATACATACTTGTAACAAAGTTATCCTGGTTGTTTATGATGCCTACGAACTCTTTTTGCCCGTAAGTTACCACACTAATAAACGGAAATTTTTCTTCGATATCTTTTCTTAACATAATTCTCGATAAATATAATTGTTATGCAACTTATACCTAGGTATTTATACAACAACAAAATGGTGCTCGTGTCAAATTTGGCAGGAGACAATACGGAGTTTAGACAAGTGTACACAAGAAATATTAAAATCCATAGGGGTATTGATAATACTATCCTATTTGAAATAAAGAACGGCGATCAGAAACCAGTAAGTATCCTTAATACTTACACACCTAAGTTTACTATGTTTGATGAAAACAAGACACAGGTGTTAACTAAAACAGGTACGATTAAAGAAACATCTACACCATTGTATAAAGGACAGTTCACAGTTAGCATAACAGAGAACGAACTAATGAACTTGAAAGACCAGATGTTGTCTTACAACGTGTACCTTGTAAAGACTGATGGATCAAATGTATTAACTTACAGCGATAGCCAGTATGGCATGAGCGGAACAATAGAACTACACAGTGAAGCATTTCCTGGACCTAAAGATAGTTACACAGTTCAAACATTTACAGAAACAAGCACAGACAACTATACAAGTGAAACTATTAATGCCGAGCCGGCACTTAATGGTAATGTTGCTCTACACACTGCGGCAGTATATAGTTCCAGTTTTGTTGGCAATTTTACAGTACAAGGTACTTTGGACAATCAAGTAACTGGTGCAACAAATTGGTTTGATGTTGATAGTGTAACATTTACTGGATCAGAATCAGAACCAAAACCAATAAACTTTAATGGTGTGTTTAACCATTTACGTTTTCTATATACAAAAACATCTGGAACAATTGATAAAGTATTAGTCCGAAACTAGTTGACTTTTCTCGCATAATATACTATAATAATATTATGAGCATCTTACAAGAAACAGTCACGGCACACTTGCCTTCGAAACGTAAACACACTCCAAGTGGTTGGACAAGTTTCAATGCACCATGTTGCATACACAATGGTGACTCAGCAGATAAAAGATTAAGAGGTGGACTAATATCAAACTCAGATGGAGGAATAAGTTATCATTGTTTCAACTGTGGTTATAAATGTAGTTGGGCACCCGGACGTAATTTAAGTTACAAATTTAAAAAGTTTCTACAATGGTTAGGTACACCAGATGATGTAATTACAAAACTTGCTTTACAAATAATGAAAAGCAATGAAGGTATTACAGTTCACAAACCTATTGTACAATTACCAACCTTCGAAGTAAAAGATTTGCCTAATGGCGCAAGAAGACTCGACCGCTGGGATGACTGGCAGGCTCTTGAGTCTACAGGTGTAGACAATAACTTGTTTAAGGTATTTGAATATCTTAAATCAAGAAAATTGTTTTTAGATGATTATGATTTTCATTGGACACCTGAAGTTGGCTATAAGGATAGAATAATAATACCATTCTATCATAAAGGCAAAGTAGTAGGATATACTGCTCGTAAGATTACGGACGGTAATCCTAAGTATCTAAGTGACCAACAACCAGGCTATGTATTCAACCTTGATGCTCAGGTTAATACTAATCGTATATACACAGTCGTGGTTGAAGGTCCCTTTGATGCAATCGCAGTTGAAGGCGTTGCACTACTTGGTAGCGAAATCAAAGATCAACAAGCAATGTTGATTAATAATTTAAATACAGAGGTAGTAGTTATGCCTGACAGAGATGAAGCAGGCGAAAAACTAATCCAACAAGCAATAGACTTGGGATGGTCAGTAGCAATGCCTGACTGGGATGAATCTGTAAAGGATGTAAATGAAGCGGTTCAGGCTTATGGTAAAATCTATACTTTACATAGTATTATCACAAGTGCAGAACACAATCCTTTAAAGATACAATTAGGAGCAAAGAAATGGTTTGGTTAAGCAAACTTAGAAAGGCTTGGAACGACTTTTTAGAAAAAAGACGTTTGAAGAAAAGGATAAAGGAACTTAAGAAAAGAGATCCTTTTATCTACAAATAGGAAGGAAATAAAATGACAGAGTTCACTCAAGGAATGCATAATGCATTCAAGAAAATCTTAAGTGGATCTAGTCTGGCACTTGCCTTAATCTATACGTTCGGACACGTGATTATTGCAATGTCTGTGGTATCATTACTCACAGGTGCAAGTTTATGGGAGGCTGGTTTAGTAGCACTAGTAGAGCCTTCAATAAACGGTGTTTGGTTTTATATCTTACACACAGGCTGGAAACGTATGAAGGGGATATAAATGGTAATCTGGGGAATAGTCGGCAACAGCCATGACGCCAGTGTAGCGGTCTTTATAGATAGTAAACTTGCTTGGGCAGGTTTATCTAAAGACTTTAGTGGCGTAGACAATGATCCCCATCTTAATTGGGAAATGCTTCAATACATGACAATTACAAAACAATTACCAAGACCCGATAAAGTAATTTGGTATGAACGCCCTTTCCTAAAAACAATGAGACAATTTGCGGCAGGTCAAGGTTGGTTAGCAAAAGAAAACAACATTAAAAAATATTTACAACAATGGAACATAACTTGTCCTATTGAGTATGTTGACCATCATGAAAGTCATGCCGCATATGGTTATTACACCAGTGGCTTCACAGACGCAACTATAATTTGTATAGACAGCATTGGAGAATTTGAAACCTTTACTATATGGAATGGCAAAGGTAATGAACTTAAAAAAGTTTACAGGCAAAGTTATCCGCATAGCATAGGATTGTTTTACAGTGCTATGACACAACGTTGTGGACTTAAAGCAAATGCACAAGAATATTTGTTAAGCGAATATGCAATCAAAGGAGATAGATATGCTTACCTTGATGCTATTGAAAAAGATTTCACAAGTCAAAAAATGTTAAAAAATGGTTTTTGGCAAGTACGTTTCAAGGAAAATTTACATAGAGGTTGTAATTGGTGGAAGCCTGAATTACAAAGTGAACAAGAATTAATTGATATTGGAGCCAGCACTCAGGAGGCATTTGAACGTATGATGATGCGAATAAGTACTAGTGCAAGTTTTAAACTGCCTTCTAAAAATCTTGTATTAACAGGCGGTTGTGCTTTAAACAAACTTATGGTAAAACAATTAAAACCAAACTGGGATAGTATTTGGATACCACCTAACCCAGGTGATCCAGGATCTTGTATTGGAGCAGTACTTGGAATGGAAAGAACACACATTGACTTTGATCCTAAAGTATGGTATAATAAAGTATGATAAATGAAACTCTAAATAAAGAATATCCAAAACTTCTTAAGACTGTACACAGTAAAAAGACTGAAACAGAAAAACGAAAAGAAGTTTACAAATTTATAGAACTATTAGATATTCTAGCAAAGGAACTTTATAGTGGCAAAACAAAATAAAGAATATGGTTATGATGTCCAGAAAGTATATCTGGAAATGATGTTGAGTGATGCACAAAGTTTTGTGCGTTGTCAAACTATCTTTGATCATACTTTGTTTGATAGAAAATTACAAGACGCCGCAGAGTTCTTAAACAAATATGTTACTGAACATAATACATTGCCTACATTAGATATGATTAATGCAAGTTGTAATACGCAATTAAAAATGCCAGAAGGTTTGCGTGAAGAACATTATGATTGGTTACTACAAGAGTTTGAAACGTTTACAAGACACAAAGGTCTTGAACGTGCTATATTAGAAAGTGCTACATTACTTGAAGAAGGTAACTATGGTCCTGTTGAAGATAAAATTAAAAATGCAGTACAGGTAGGATTACAGAAAGACTTAGGTATCGATTACTTTAGAGATCCTAAAGGTAGACTTATGGGACTAAAAGACAGCAACGGTCAAGTAAGTACAGGTTGGGCAAGTTTAGATAGAAAACTATTTGGAGGATTCAACAGAGGTGAGTTGAATATATTTGCGGGTGGTTCAGGTGCTGGTAAGAGTTTGTTCTTAGCAAACTTGGGAGTGAACTGGGCATTGGCAGGAATGAATGTTGTATATCTAACATTTGAATTAAGTGAATCGTTGGTTGCTATGAGAGTTGATAGTATGACTACTGATATTCCAACTAAAGAAATATTTAAAGACTTAGACACAGTTGAAATGAAAGTTAAACTGATTGGTAAGAAGTCTGGTGCATTCCAAATAAAATATATGCCAAGTGGTAAAAACACAAACGACATTAGAAGTTTTGTAAAAGAATATGAAATTAAAACAGGCAAGAAGATTGATGTATTATTAATTGACTACTTAGACTTGATGATGCCTATGAGTAGAAAAGTAAGTCCAAGTGATTTATTTGTTAAAGATAAATTTGTATCTGAAGAACTTAGAAACTTGGCAATGGAAACACAAACAGTATTTGTTACTGCATCGCAGTTGAACAGAGCAAGTGTAGAAGAAATAGAATTTGATCATTCGCATATTGCAGGTGGGTTGAGTAAAATACAAACTGCTGATAATGTAATAGGTATCTTTACAAGTAGAGCAATGAAAGAACGTGGTAGGTATCAAGTACAACTTATGAAAACTAGAAGTAGTTCTGGTGTAGGTAGTAAGATAGATTTAGAATTTGACATAGACAGTTTACGTATTAGAGACTTGGCAGATGATGAAGAGTATCAAGAATTTTCAAAACGTAAGTCAACAGTATTTGATCAAATTAAACGCACATCAACTCCAGGTGAAATAAAACAAGACGAAAGTCCAGCAGATCCTACAGAAGGAAAAACTGTTGGTAAGATTAGAGCAGAAACAGACAGTACAAAGTTAAGAGAGTTTTTAGGAAACTTAGGTTCAGAATAGTCCAATAGGAGATTGGCAATCAGACAGATATGGATATATTGGTGTAAGGCAATGGGTAGTCATGCCTACGACAACGATAAGAAAGACGACGATATACATAATGCTATTAGAACTGTTTGGATTTTATTACACGTAGCAACCTGCTTGATGATCATAACAGGCAACGGTAGAACCTTAGGTTGGTGGTAATTAGGTTTACCAAAAACAACAAACTACATTTTTTGTCTCACTAAATAATCTTATAAAAGGCATTAGGAGGCAATATGGCAACTGATTTAGAAAACATAGAGAGTCTTATATCTCGATTCAAACGACCCATACCAGAAGTTAATAATTCAAAATACAAAGACAGACTCGTAGAAGAGTTTGAACTTATCTTAAACTTACGTTTTACAGAATACTTTCATAAAATTTGTGACATAATAGATCTTACGCAAGACTTACAACACATGACACGTGGCTCTGCAGGTAGCAGTTTAATCTGTTATCTATTAGGTATCACAGATGTAGATCCAATCAAATGGAATATACCAGTAGCACGTTTTATGAATCCAATGCGTGATGACTTACCAGATGTTGATATTGATTTTGAACATCATCAACAAGGACAAGTTATGCAACGTATATTTAAAAAATGGCCAGGCAAAACTGCACGACTATCAAACTATGTAATGTATAGAGAAAAGAGTGCAAAGAAAGAAGCGGCAAAACGATTAGGAGTAAAAGGTAACCTACCACGTAACTTTAAATATGAAGATTATGATATAGACATTAAAGAAGCAAAAAGAATAGAAAAGAAACTGCTCGGAAAGAAACGTGCCATTTCAAAACACTGTGGTGGTATCATTATGTTTGATAGACAGTTACCAAAAAGTCTTATATCTCAAGACAACCAAATACTTTTGGACAAATATGAAATTGAAGACTTGGAACATTTAAAAGTTGACATACTTGCTAACAGAGGATTGTCCCAACTAATGGAAATTAATGGAGTTACCAAATTAGAAAACTATCCTGAAGAAGATGAAAAGACAAGTGCGTTATTATCTCGTGGAGATGTACTAGGAGTAACACAGGGTGAGTCGCCAGCCATGCGAAGATTGTTTAGAGCGATACAACCTAAAAGTGTTCATGACTGTGTGTTTGCAACTGCATTGATACGTCCGGTAGCATTGAGTGGTAGACAAAAGGCCGCTATGTTTCATGACTGGTCAAAAGAAGCAGTACAAGATTCAGTAGTGTTTGAAGATGATGCTATTGAGATCATTGCAAGTTTAATTGATATTGATATGTACGAAGCAGATATGTATCGTCGTGCATTTGCAAAAAAGAATGATGAAAAGATTATGGAGTTTGTAGAACGTCTTGGTAATCACCCTAAAAAGAAAGAAGCCATGATGGCTCTTGAACAACTTGGTGGCTTTGGATTATGTAGAGCACACGCAGTAAACTTAGGTAGACTCATATGGGCATTAGCATATCAAAAGGCACACAATCCTAAAGAGTTCTGGGCGGCTTGTTTAAAACACTGTGAAGGTTCATACAGGCGTTGGGTATATCAAACAGAAGCACACAGACACGGAATCCCTACTATGAACGGTTGGTGGAAGAATGGGTTTGTTCCTGCACTAGGAGTTAGACAACAATGGTTAGACAGAGTTGAGTTTGCAGGACTAGTCGCTAATGGTAGAGTTTACAAAGGCAACAAAGGTAGATACGTTACGTTTGTAACACTAGGAACTAACTTTGGAGATTACATTGATGTTGTTATACACAAACCTTTTGCTTATAGAGATGGAGACATCATACATGGAACTGGTAGAGTAAGACACAGTAATAACTCAGACTACATTGATTGCTATGACGCAAAGTTATACACACTGAATCAGTGGCGTTAGTTTTTAAAGAAAGCCTTTACAAAATTATCAATAATAATTGATACAATAGAATTGTTTACGTGACGTGTTGTATTGTCTTCGAATAATGTAGGTACTTCTATATGAGGACCTACCCAGCGTACCATTTCAAAACTAGGCCAATAATAAACATTCTTAGGATTATGTTTTCTAAAGTATTCATCTAGGGCAACACGTAATATGCTTTTGCTCACACAATCACTTACCATAGTTGGTCTGTTTTGAAATGTAGCCGCTAAAGGTACAGGGGATAGTGTATAAATTATATGCTTATCTTCTCCACAAGTCTTATGAATAAGATCTGCAATACGTTTCATATTGTTAACATTTTCTTCTACTGTACTTGTAACTGATTCGTGCATTTCTGGACTAAACACTTTGTTGGGTACGCCTCTCCAAAATACACCTTTGGTCTTTTTATCTCTCCAAACTTCTGCAAGTCCGTAAGTTACTACAAAACCTTTTGTTGTTTTAAAGTAATCTAATAATTCTTTTTGCTCTTGTTCTGGTTCCCATTTAAACGCACCAGCACTTTTATCATTGTCATACCAATAAGCATCAGTACTTCTATCTCCTGTGCATATCCATTCTATCCATTGTCTTACTGCAAATGAATTATTAAGTCCTTCTGGTACTGTGATGTAATCTGCGTTCTTACCATTCTTACGTAACCAAGTACGTAGTCTATCTGCAAAACAACTGCCCATGGTTACAACTTTATCATCTGACCCAAACATAGGCAACTCAGGATAGTAATGATCAAATATATATTTCTTTGCTAGTTCATCTATAGGAACAAAGTCTTCCTTGTTGCGTGGGAAGTAAGTCATACCGCTGTCTGGTTTGTGCCAACCGCTCTTAGGATGTAAACTACCGGCAGTCATCTTACCAGTTGCTTTATGATTTGCACTTAGATTAAATTTTCTATCTTTCGACACGATTGTTCCACTGTTCTTTAGTTACTATTATATACCAACCTCTTCTTGGTTTGCCTAGTCCATGTGGAAAAAATAAAAACGGTCTTATGTAATCTTGAAACCCTTTACCACTTGCTTGATAATTTGTTTTTACAAATACTTTATCAACGTATTTGAAACAATCATCTAACCAGTATCTATAATTAAAAACAACTCCTGGTGGCATACATTCTCTATCAAAGACTGTTCTAGTAGCAACCAACATATCATACTTACGTGGTAAGTTCATAGGTTGACTATCGTTAATATACAAACTATATCTTTTTGAATTTAACAAATCACAAGCACCTTTGTATATTGGCTCGTTAAGATATTCATCTGTATCCGTGTGTTCAAAATCCAGTTGAGGTATTTCTTGTTTAAGTAGATAACCTAACATTCCTATACCTGCACCTACTTCAAGTATGCTGTTTACTCCTTGAAGCATATTGCGTTCTTTCATTAAGTCTATGCAGTAATTCTTTTCTAGCCAAAACTGATCCCAATGTCTAATGTACTTGGCACCTACGTCCATCTTTCTGTGTCCGCATATCTTTGTTAGTTCTGATTTGTATTCTTCTGGTGTCATATATGTATTTACCCGGAGGCCGGTAAACGCAATTTACAAGCGAAGCGGAAGCGGTAATTTCTGCGAACAGCGGTAGCGGTAAAAATAAAATTACTACGAAGTAGTTTGCGGAAGCAAAAAACGGTGCCGCCGAAATGGGTCTCTTTGTGTTTGTCTATGTTAGTTGTACACACAAAATACCATGCATTTAAATAGTCTGTAGTGTATGCTTTTTTGCCTAAATGGCTCTTAAATGACCTCTTTATACGACTGACAGTACAAACACCTATCTAGTGTGTACATTCGTGTTTACGATGCATTTATGCTTGAACTAGACTATCGTCTGTTCACATATTACGTAGAGGTTTTAGGTGCTACTTAAATAACTGTATGCAAGATTTTATCAAAGTGTTTCCCAATCAACTAGACCCAGACTACTGTAAAACGGTAATAGACTATTATCATCAACAGGAAGGTACACGCATACTATCTAGACAGACAGCAAATGAAAGTGCTCCTAAAATGAACAAGGATGGTGCTATGCTGTATGACGAAGGAGAATCAGGAACGTTTGCACTATCAATGAACAAACTGTTGACTCCTTACTATGAAGCAGTGCAAAGATGTGTAAAGGAATATACAAGTGAATTTGGAATCTTTGAAAACACTAACCCTTTGCAGATATCACACTCAATCAAAATACAACACACCAAACCATCAGAAGGTTATCACATATGGCATTGTGAACACGCAAGTCGAGACACGGGTCAACGTTGCATACTAGCAATGGCTTACCTAAACACTGTTGCGGAAGGTGGGGAGACTGAATTCCTATATCAAAGCCGACGTGTTCCTGCCGTAGAGGGAAACATAATGTTTTGTCCGGCTGGCTACACTCATACACATAGAGGCAATCCTCCACTGACCGGAGACAAGTATTGTATCACTACTTGGTTGGAGTTTACACACTAGGATAAATATACTTTTAGTATGCCGAAGCAAGAAACTAAAAAACTCGCAGTAGCAGGCGACGTCGAACTTGTTACACAAATGGAAAAAGCACTCAAGGACGGATTACAATACGAAGTATCCATTTCAAACACTCGTTGGGATAAGTCATACAAGAAGCATTGGGAAACCAACATCGGTAGAATCGATCATTGGCAGAACCTAGACTTTAGGTATAACACACGCAAAGATTGTTTTGAATTTAGTAAACGTTAGTTTACGTTTTTTTGAATAGCAGTGTCTTCCACCGCAGGCCTTTTCTCTTCCTTGGGTCCACCCACCAAAGCCAGTATCAATAACATGGCTCCTATGCAGGCCGCAAATTTCCAACTGTTGAGGAATTCATTCATATTGACAGACTCGGTTTCTTGGGCGGTATGGGTTCTAGGCCTAGATCATCTCCGCTTTTCTCTTTGAACTCTTCAAAGGTATAACCAAAGAACTCTTCCATTTTATCAGTCTGCATACAGTAAACGTTTTCAACCTTGCGGTCTCCGTACACCTTGTACATCAATCCATATATGTTGGGCACGTTTGTTCTTACCCAACTGATACAATCTTCAACTGAACTGTGTACAGGATCAGTAAAGATGTATGTGTCTTTTTCGCCATTCGGCCCGGTGCCTAGCATAAGCACGATTGCTATAATTTTTAACATTGCAGTTTAACGACCTTGTCCGCGGTATTTCTTGTAACTTCTTTTTTTGGACTTGTTCATGGAACTTCGCTTGACCATGCTATCGTTATTACCGATAGAGGTTTTCTTTCTAACACCTTCATGTGGGGTAAAAAATTTACTGGTCTTAGCGGCCATCCTTGGTCTCCTATTCCTTAATAGTATTTATTCTTATCTATACGCATAAGTAACAAGATGGTTAAAAAGAAACGCAAGACAGGTATGCGTAACAAACGCACAAGGCGTCCAGACACTTATCAGCCAAACAATCCTCTTACAATTTATTTTGAACGTATGTTTGCAAAGCAACGCAAATCAAAATAAATACACTATGCACGAGTTTACAATTAAAGACAGTGGCAAACTGCACACGTACAACCGTTGGGAAGACATACCAGCAGAGTTTGATCACATAATAAAGTTTGTGCCTGAAGTTCCACCAGAACCACACACTGCTGAACAGCACAAGGAAATTGAACAGTGGAACACAAGGTTACAGGAACTCGTAAAGAGGGAGAGATCATATGCCAGCAGTAACTAGGATTGGTGACGCCGACGTTGCCCATTGTTCAGGAATGACCCGTGCGGTAGGCTCTCCAAATGTGTTTGCCAACAACATACCCGTATCAAGACAGGGTGATGTAAACACAGGACATTTACTTCCAGGTGTACCATGTCCATCACACTCGGCTCCTATTGCGGTAGGATCAACCACAGTGAAAACCAACAACGTAGGAACGGGTAGGGTTGGAGATGCAATCGCAGGTTGTACCAGTGTAGCCGCAGGATCTTCAAACGTATTCGCAGGAGGCTAGTATGCGTGGCTTTTTAAAATGGCATAAACGACAGACCCAACACTATATGAAGAAGTACAGTCTAGATGCATATTCAACTATGTGGATTGCTTTTTTCAAAGGATTGGTAATGGGTATGCTGTTGGTTCTTTTCTTATAAACTCTGCCGAGGCTTACGTGCCGTCACGTGTAGATGTTTGTGCAGTGGTTTCTTTAGACTGCGTATCAGTTCAAATCCATGTTGACCCAATATGCGTTCAAGGCTCTTGAAGTTGTAGCCTGATTTGTGACAGTCCCAGGTATCATCAAACACACCACGTTGCCAACCATATATGCCCGCCAATCCATGTTCATGGCTTGAGTCTGCTTGGAACTGTGCTATGTGTAGATCCATGTTGGGCAACATCATCTCCATGAGCCCGCCAGGTACGAGTATGTTATACCACTGGTCTAGGACCACACGCCCTTGTTGAAACGTTAGGTGCTCAAAGAAATGTCTTGAATATATTTCGTGTACGGTGTTGTCTTCTATGTATGAGTTGATCTGCCAAGCAGGACACACATAGTCCACGCCAGGCTCAGGTCGTATGTCCACGGTCTTATAGCCAGGTCTTTCGCTGGCACCACCCGCGCCAAATTCTAGTTTTAGGTTCTCCATTCGCAATCGATATTATGAAATGGTATAGGTGCACCTTGATCGTCTAGTACTACGTCGCCATCGATGCTACCTGCTAACATCTGTTTGCCGTTGCGACCCACATAACGACAGGGTTTGATTTCAGAGTCACCGCGGAATCGTTTCCAATTAGCGGACTTAACTCCCTTAGAATGTTTTACTGCCATAAAGTCCCTTTCTTACTAGAGATATTTATAACACTATACAACTGCTTTCGACTCCTACTGGTTGTGTTTATTGTTTTGTCTTTAACACTATATCTAACTTGATTAGGCGGTAAAGCATTGTTATACAAGTGTATTTAGATTGAACCCGGGTAATAAGGTGTATTAAGGCTTGATTTTGATCAATTCACATGAAACTATCATGTCATCAGATCCTACTATTAAACTGCTCATGTTAGCATCACGTTCCGTGTAAAACACTAGTGTAGAGTCATTGGGTTGCCATGTTTCTATCTTGTGATCAACCCATAGTCGTATGCTATATGCATGGGTAACTGAATCCTTTACCACAGTGCTGGTGTTAGGCTTATAGTGTATGCGTAGTTCGAAATGGGTATTTGCTTCCATAAATCCTGTGTGCGTATTTTTTGCTGAAGTACTTACACTATTAAGCAGATGCTTTTTATACACACTGTTCTCCCGTACTAGTACTTATGCAGTGAAATTGGTTCTAGATCCAAAAAAACTGTGCTACGGATTTTATAAAAGAAGTACTTATGCTTTCGAGGTGGTGATTTGGCACCCCTAGCCGCTGTCAAAATTAGGATTTGTTTTTGTATTACTAACCCCTCGCCCCATCAGAAATATTTTTCAAAAAAAAATCCCCGACATCTCTGCCGGGGACCGTGCCCTCTACTGCTATTTATTATGAGTTAGGTCGTGTATGACTCGCCAGTAAACACGTTCACAAGTTTAACTCCAGGCCCATGTGCGGCTCTAGCCTCTGCACGTTGCTCTGCTATCTGCTCTGGTGTACGTTGTAGTTGAGCCTGTCTATACTCTGCTAGTGTTCTCTCAGTGTACACTGCTCTGGCTTTGTTAGTACGTTCAACAGTTGCTTGATCAATGTGACCCGCGTCCTGTAACTCTTTGAGTGCATCACTCATCAATGGACGGAACTCACCGTCACCCATTAGCCAACCCACT